AACGGATTAGTGGTTGTGCACGGAGTGCGAACTCGATAAGACGGTCATACGCCTTTTGTACGAGACCAGCACCACCAACGGTACCGCCGAGAGACGTTGAACCTGTGGTTGTATATGCATTAGCCATTTTTGCACCTCCTTATGAGGGGTTAGATTTCGGTTGTTGTTAGTTAAAGTCGCCCGATTGAATCATTGCAATAATCTCTTCTGCGCTAGCAGCATTGTTGAGTTTAAGTAATGTGTCATCAGCACGGTCAGGCGTAATCGCCTGTGAAGTCACAATGTCCTGCTGACGTAATGCAGCGCGGTCAAGTGTATTTCTTGGCTGTTCCTCTTGCTGTACTTGTAATCCGAATACTTCAGCGTTATCATCAAGCCAGTTAGAAACTGACTCTTCTGTTAAATCGCCTTCTAGTTCTCGTGCTACTAATCGTGCAGCCTTTGGACTTACGCCCTTATTTTCTAGAACTTTCTTGATGATAGATTCTTTCTGAGCCTTTGAGAAACCCTCAAGTTGGTCAGTTAGTTCTTTGATACGCTTTTCATCTGCACGCTTGGCTTTACGCAGTTTCTTTAATAAGTCACTGCCATCCATCGGCTCATTTGTGATGTCGTTATCGTCTTCATCTTCGTCCCAGTAGTTGTTGCTCATAGCAACCGTCCTCCCATATTTCATTAGTTGAATCGCAAACCTCAAGGTCAGCATTGGGGAATGCTGTTTGGCTTTTGCTACCAGTCTTGTACGCCGTGTTGGGCTGGTCGGTCTACACGGGATTCTTTATTAGAAAGCGCCTTGAGTGTTCTTGGCTAGGCTTCCATATTGTGAGTTAACTCCAGAGTCACCCATATATTGTGCACGCTCAAGTGACTTTAAACGTTTGCGGTCTTCTGCAGCCTTTTGATTAGATTTAAGAAACTCTTCTTCACCAGATTTTTGAGTGTAATCAATTCCTGCTTCATTATAAATGTTACTTAGTTTTTCTGATGTTGGTAAAACAGATTTAATATCTGCTGCGCCTTGAAGCGCACCAGCACGGTCAATACCATATCTAGCAAGGTCAGTTGCAGATGTGACGTCAGTTGATAAACCTTGACCAAGGAATGCTGCACCAATTTCAGCAGCAGTTACTTTTTCTTTTAACTTGCCAATTGTATCGCTTGGGCTAAGGAAATAAGCAATTAAATCTTGGTCAGTAAGACTTGGAAACCATTTCTTAAAAGTATCTTTAATCATTGGGTCAGCATTAACAACACGGTCTTCTACTGTAGAAATACGGTCTTTAAACTCAGGAGCATTAATATCATTTGCCATCCAAGTAGAAAACAATTTCCAATTAGTTTTAGAATCAACACTAAGCATACTGCCTAAACCATATGACCTTAGTGTCTCAGCATATGAATTTTCAAGTTCAATGTATGCTGCTTCGGACATCATGTTAAGTCCCTTTTTTTGACGAGCAAAGTTACCAGCAAAACGCTCAGCATATGCACCACTAGGATTTGTTTTAAGTTTAATCAACGCTTCAGCGGCTGTAAGCCCTGATGACATGTATCCCTTAATCTCACCTGAAAGGCTATCTAAACCATATGACCGAAACAAATCTTCAAGTGCAGCAAATGCATCTTTAGTTGTATCACTAATGTCACTAGAACCACCTGAACCACTGCTGCTAGAACCGCCAACACCGCCAGACATATTACGTGCGCCAGTGCCCTTGCCAGTATCAAAAATATCCAAAGGACTATAATTAAGAGAATCATATTCTGGAGTATATTGACTATAATCCATTCCAGTTACATCTCCAGTAGGTTGTTCACCCAGAGTGTATCTTCCTTGAAGGTCAAGACGAACTTCACCACCAGTGACAGGGTCAATTGCTGTTACTTTTTCTCCTGATGCTATTGCTGCATTATATGCTTTGAATTGTTCTGGAGTAAGTTGATTTGTGGTTGGGTCTACAACAAATCTTTTCATACTATAGGCATCACCAAAGTTTTGTCTGTCAATAATTGTGCCAACAGTATCTTTTCCAAGTGTCCAAGATTCAGATTTATTAGCAAGTGTTTTTACTGTATTAGCACGAGCACCTTTTTTAAGGTATTCATAAACTTCGTTTGCTGGTTGATAACGTTGTCCTTCATACTTAGCATTTTGCATTAACTGCATTAAGACTTGATTTACTTTTTGTGCAGCAGTCCAAGATTGTGGCTTACCTGTTGATGGGTCTAAAGATACACCACCATAATTTTTATCTGCAAGGACGGCTTCTGTAACTGCGTCAATAATTTCTTGAGGTGTGCGATTTTTGCCAGTCTTTGGGTCTATTGCCCATTTAGCAATAGTAGAACCAATTATTCCACCTGCACCCGTATCTGGATTATTTTGAAGCATTTGTTCAGCAAATTTTTTATTTGAAGCAATTTCTGTTGCGCTTTGTCCAGAAGGCGTAGATGCTTTTTTTGCTGCTCTAGCCTCTGCTTCTGCTGCAAGTTTCTTTTCGCGTTCAGCCTTCATTTCTGCTAGGCGCTCTGCAGTTGTCTTGCCTGCTCTTGCAGCAGCAGCGGCCTTTGCTTCTTCTAAACGTGCTGCATTCTGTGAGTCTGTTGCTGCCATTGTTTACCCCATGAATCCAAACGACTTAAGTATAGTGTCAGCAAAGTTAGCAGCAATACCATGCGCTTCTTCTGTTTGACCCCATAGTGGGTTTGCTTGCATTTGTCTAGTAAAATCTGCGGTACTCATAAGACCACCATCCTTTGTAATTGCAGCCACAACATCTTTATCAGCCATTGAGTCGGTCAATGCAATACCAAGTTTGCGTGCTTTAATTAAAGCATACTGGTCAGCAATGTCTTTAACCGTTCCACCATTATTAATGTGGTCTTTAAGGTTACTAAACATAGTCATAGAATTAAGACGCAAACGTTCTGTTTGCTTGGCAATGTAATCAGCCATTCCAAATCCTTCTTGGACTTTCTTTAATGCCTCAGCAGCAGTCATTGGTTGACCATAGTCAGCAGCAGCCTTTTGAAGTTTAGCAATATCTGTTGCAACCTTACTGCCCTTTGTAGATGTAAGAATAGTATTAACATCTACACCATCTAGTGCTTTCTTGACAACAGTATTTAGCGCACCTATGCGCTCATCTGCTGAAACAGGGGCACCAAGTTTTTGAGTCTTAGTAATCTTTCCAGTTGCATCACGAGTAGATACAGTCTGTACACCAGACTTTAATTCACGTGCATGGATGTCATTATAAAAGGCATCTTTTTCTTCTTGTGTTGCTTCACGTCCAAGGTTATCTAGGATGTAATCATTGATTTCCTTGTAAGCATCACCCTTGTCTGTTAAATCTGTTGATGTATCTTTCCAAGTACCAGCCTTACTGGTGCCACCAGTACCAGTAGGCTTTTGTGCCATAAGAAAAGAAGACATTGGAGCAAATTCAGTCTTACCTTCATAAGCATAACCTTGTACTGATTGAATAGATAAGTCTGAAATAGCATTAACAAGACCACCAATATAATTATTATTGTCATATTCAACTTGTTTAATATAACCAGATTTTAATAATGCTTTTTTAAGTGCAGGCAAACCACCAGGAAAGTTTTTAATGTATGCTGCTTGTGCTTTGTTTAAATCACCAGTAACTTGATATTTAATATTTTTTCCAGAACCAGTAATAATAACAAAATGCTGGTATCCATTTTTGTCTGCAACATACTGCTGACCATTTTTGGTTACTACTTGATACCTAGCATTATCACCAAAAAAATCTGAATCAATTAAAGAAGTAGCAGAACCACCACTAGGATTAATATTAACAGCAGATGAGGTACCGCCAAAGAACTGAATTGGTTCTGCCATTATGACCTCCGACTAAATGTGATATATGAATCACGAGATAAACTGTCTAGAATTGATTGGAAAACTGCACGGTTTGCTTCAGTAACATACAAATCACCAGCCATTAAATCTTTAATGTTAGCCTCAACTTGTGCTTTACGTTCACGTTTAATTTCAATACCATTAATAGCATTACCAAAACGTGGGTCTTGGGCAAACGCCATAAAATCTTTAACCATCTTAATTGCTAGACCCATACGTGTGCGTGTGCTTGCATCAATATTGGCCTTAGGGTCTGAGATAATTTGTTCTATCTTTGCCATCATATTTGTCTCATCACCAATGCTATTGCCACCGCCAATAAGGGCTTTTGCAAGCAATGGATTAGAAGTTTTAAGATTCCTACGGGCATCTTCTGCTTGTCCAATAATTATGGAACGAGCATTAGGGTCTGCCATATTAGATAGCATTTCTTTTTCTTGCGTTGCAATATTGTAATAAGCCTGCTTATCTTGTGATACTAAAATGTCATCATAATACTTTTCAAGTGTTTTATTAGACATAAGACCTGATGCTTGAATCCAGTTATATGATGCTGGTGTAAACTTGCCCACTTGTGGCGCAAAGATATATGCTGCTTCTCCATAGGTTTCAATAAGTTTGCTGTTATCAATAGCCCAATTCTTAAGTCCTTCAGTATTTCTTACAACAACTTTAGTTGCTTTATCTGTACGAGATACTGTATAGATTAACTTACCTGGGTTATTACCCGTAAATGTAGCCAATGCTAAACCGTATGGGTCTTGAATATCGCCTTGGCTAGCAATAGTAATACCATTAAGAATGTCAAAGAACTCTGGGCGTAATCCTGTAATTCTGGCATTCTTTAAGTAATCAGGAACATCCATGCTTTCTTGCATTGAAGGAGCAACGGGTGAAACAAGACCTAAAATAGAACGCAATGCAATAATGTTATGCGCACTAATGCGCAAGTTCTTAATGTATGCAGTTTTTTCTTCAGCAGTTGAATTAGCATCTAAGTAATAGCCATGTGCCGCCATGTATGCCATAGCCTGCTGTCCTGCTGTTACTTCTTGACGAGTCTTTTCGTTAAGAGGAAGAATTGACCATAATTTAGTTACAGTTGATGGCACAATAGCACGTGCAATGTCAATATTGTCACCAATATTACCCAACGCTAGTGTATCTAATTGCTCTCCCGCTTTAGTTAACAATGGATTATTAGTAGCACCCAAAAGGTTTTTAATACCAATAACGCTTAGCCCTGCCATTGGACCAGCCAATGTAGGTAATCCTGCATCCTGTTGGAATGATGGGTTAACTAATTTTAACTTAAGAGTAAAGTCACTAAATGCTGGTTGACGGTATCCGTCACCAGTAAGAGCACGTAATGTGGTATCAGTAGCCTTATAGATAATTTTATCCATAGGCATAATGATGTACGGGTCACCATTTTGGTCTGGATGCACCTCGCCAGTAGCGTCTAAGCCTTGATGTGCCAACCGTAAACGGTACAACACACGTGGTGCTACCTTAGCCATACGCCAAATACGGCGTTGGAAGTCTTCTGTTGCACGATAGTAACGACCCACAGTACGTGCACTAAATGCTGCGTTAGAACGGATAGCAGGGTTATCAGCAAACATTAATACTCTATCTGCTGCATTACGAGAAGCAATTTCAGTATAACGCTTTTGTGCCAATGCTTCCATTTGTGAAAGCAAACGTGATTTGCTCTTTTCACTAATGTACATAGCAGGATGTTCTGCAATTTGTGCATCATATGATTGCTTAATAAACGTTCGTTCAATACCTGCATACTGCTTACGCAATTGCACATAGGTAACCATAACTGCTGGCTGACGGAACAGGGCATTTATCTGTCTGTCCATGCCTTCCATTAACTTATTACCAAATGCTCGGTATGCACCCTCAATTTCACTAAATCCAGGGAAGTTAATAGCAGTATTGATTTCACCAACTGGTTGATGTCCTACAGTTAATTCTGAAAAACGCTCATATGGAATACTTGCTGACGCTTTAGCCCACTTGCGTGCAACCTTTGCACCTGTTGCTATTTCAAGTTCTTGGAATTTAAGGAACTCATTACGCACCGCATTAAATAATGCTTGGTTATAACCGCTAGAACTACCATGAAAAGTAGTATAAAGGTCTGTAAGAATACGACCCATTTGGTCACGCACAATACCTACATCATCAACACCACGAGCCTTTAAATCAACTGTTCGTGATGACATAGCCTTAAATGCATCTACCGCTGCTTGGTCAAACACATACCATAAGTTAGTTTGTACATTGTATGACAAACCAGCAGCCTCAGATAATTGGTCTAATGCATTTTGAAAATGTTCTTTACCAGTTGCACTGTCAATACCACCAGGACGTAACCCTTCATTAGTATAAAATACATAACCTGGGTCAATTACTCGACCATTAGGTAGTTCTTTACGGTTAGCAACAAAACTTAAGAACCAGTTTTCATGGTGTGCTGCTGTTAACCATGCTTGGTTAGCAATTGCTAAGTCATTTGTAGAAATTGAATAGGCTTTAGTGCCACGTTCAAGTTTTAAATCTGATAGGTGCTTTGATAAAGCACTCATATCTACAATACCATCAAGCATTTCTTGCGCATACTTACCAGACAAACCGCTTTGAGCCACAATTGAGTTAGCAACTGAGTTAAGCATTTCTGGTTGATGAACAAGTGCTTGCATAAGCAAGCCTTGGTCTTCTTCACTAATAAAGCGACCATAGATTCTTATTACTTCTTCACCAATTGCTTCGCGCTTTTGAATATTAGTTAATTGTTCTACTGGTACGCCAAGTTTTTCTGCCAAAGTACGCATAAGTTCTGCACGTTTTTCAAGACCAATAGCATCTTGTGGTGCTTTACCAATTATTTTAAGCAAACCAGACTTAATTGGACCAACTGCAGACTTAGAACCAGTAAATGCAGTAGACATTTTGCCTAAACGTGAACCCGTACGTGCAGCAAAGTGGAATAAATCTTTACCAGGTGCTGTTAATGCATAGGCTAAGCCTTCATCAATAGCAGAACGAATACCTAAACGAGGAAACAGTGTAAGTAATGACCAAATATCTGTAATTTTACGTGCTGTTTCACTTGCTGGAATACCGCCAATAGCATAAAACAGATTCTTCTTTGAACGAATCTGATTAGCCATTGCTGCAATCTCAGCATAAGGTAATGCACCAATAGCCTTTGCTTCTTGGAATGGTTGAATGGCGCCAGTGCTTTGCACCATTGGAACGCCATTCTCATTACGCATAGTTATTTCATCAAGAAACTTAGCATGTGATGGATTAACTTCAAGGTTGCTTACTACACCCATACCAGCCTTGCCACCATACTTATCAGCAAGAATCTTATTCATAAGGATTCTGCCATCAGGTTCTCCACCTAATCCAGCCTTAAGCATAATTGCTGCATCCATGTTGCGCATAATTACAACTTGTTCATCTTCAGTTGAATCAAGGAACTTGGTAGTCATAAACTCTGCAAGGTCACGTGGCAAAAGCAAACGTGCCTTGGCAGTAAAGTTTTCAGCAGTCTTAGCAGCATCTGCTCCAAGACGGATTTCAAGATTAAGTGGGCTTTTAGAAGCCATAGTGCCAATCTTTTTAAAACCCTTAATTTCAGCAATTGCATCTGTAAGAACTCTTGATTTCATTGCACCAGTCATTACATCAAGAGCATCTCCTGATTGCACAAAAGAAGAATAGATGTCTTCACCCTGTGCTTCTAACTGCTCAGTTGTACGACCACGTGTAGATAGTGGTCCAAGTTGTTTAGCACTAGTAGCATTAAATACGCTATCTAAATAAGATGATAAACCATCAGCCATATTACGATGTGTTTTAGCAATGGCAACACCATTGCGGTAGTAGTCAACACCATCAATACGACCAGATAAAAGCAAATCTACATTCTTTGCTTGTGAAAAAAACTTTTCAGCAGATGCAGCGTCAACAACATTATTGCGAGCAAATAGATTAATAGCCTCACGGTTTCGATAACCAGGATGGTTATCAATTAATTCACGATAAGCAACAGTTTTTTCAGCAGCAGTCTTTGCATCAGAATACTTTTTAATTGCAGGACCAAGTTGATTTTCCCACAGGTTAAATACTTCTGGTTTAGCCATAACTTCACGAACACCAAGATTAAGTTCACCACGTGCTGCTGCATCAGTAACTGAAGTTGCTAGGCGCTCACCAAGAGTAGCACCCTTAGTTGTTCCGCCAGTCATCCATGTTAATGGGTCTATAGCAATTTGATAAACAAAATCTGTAATACCAGAAATGTTTTTAGTTTTGCCACTAACGTAATCACCCCGCAAGCCACCTGACTTTACTGGCATGTCATCCATCATGCGTGCTAAATCACGACCAGGGCTAAGTTGTGCATACTTAACACCATCTATAACTTGCTTAAAATCATCTGGTGAGTTATAAGCCTTTTTAATAGATGTAAGAATCTTTTCATCTGGAGTGCCATATGATTGAATAATTTCACCAGGAGTCTTGCCTGCAAGTAATCCTTGTGCAACTAAAGTATCAGTATCGCCAAAGTATTCTTTAACCTTTTTAATAGCACCATCATCATAAAGTGCCTTGCCGTCCCAAGCATTAGTCCATACTTTTTTGTTAAGTACACTGCCTTGGTCTTGCGCAACTTGACGACCAACTAAATACGGAGTATTAAGTGTGCGTCCATAAGTATAAGCAAGGTTATACATTTGAATAAGTGGACTAGCCAAACCTTTGGCTACGTTTTTAACTACGCCAAATGCACGGTCACCAATTGAAGGGTCTGCCTGTGAATAAACAGCATCTTTAAAAAGAAACTTTAAACCATCTTGAACATCTTTATCAAGTTTAACAAACTGTTGTTTTGCTGTATTGGCAGGCAACTTAGATAAACGGCGGTGTTCTTTAAGTGAATAACTTAACTGGTTTATTTGTGTTACTTCTGCAGGTGAAAGGTTTGCATTTTTTGCAGCAGCATAAAGATTAGAAGATGCCTCAGCAACTGTAGGTTCTATGCGCTCCATTAGTACCCGCTGTCAAGTAACGACCTGTAAATTAATTCTGCATCACCTGATGGGTCATACTGTGTCAAATGTTTAATAGTGTCAATTAGTGATGGTGCACGATTAGGTAACCCACGCATTGCTTCAGTTCCCGCTCCTGGACCTTGACTTAAACCATGAGTAATAGGTTCATTAGGACGCTGTGTTGGTGCACCAAGTTCTACAATACCTGCCATTGAAAATGGATTGCCAGCCATAGGAGCGCCGCTCTGTTGGTCTGCTAATTTTTTATTTTCTCCGTATGCAAAGCCTGTATAATCTTGTTGTGGCTGTGACATACCTTCTGTTGCTCCACCGTCTGTGCGTTGCGATAACGCACCAGGACCTGATACAGGTGCTGGATTACTAGGCTGACGATAACCTCCACGTGCCATTACTCGTCCTCCTCATCTTCAATGTGTTTTCTAATATCTTCGGGTGATATATCTTGCATCCAATCAGGATACGCTTGCTTTGCAGAAAGAATATACAAAGCATTATCTACAGTAAATCCTGCTCTACGCAATGATTTATAAAACTCATGCAACTCAATTGCATACTGGTCTAACTTAGAATAACTTTCATCAGCAACTGTTTTAACTATTCTCTTACGAGGTGTTGCCATGACTACTCCTTAAACTGCTCGTTCTCTAGTTGTGCGTACTGCGCTACGTCCTGCACCTTCACCTGTCATAGTGCTAAGTAATGTTTGTAAATCTGGTCTTCCTTGTGGCGCTGAAGCGCCTCCTGCTGGAGGGACACCAGGAGCAGCGGGGACAGGTTGCTCAGACTGTTCTTCCGCACCAGCAGGAGGATTCTCAGGTTCAAACACTTCCTCAATAACATCTTCAATGTTTTTGCCAGCCTTGCGTCCTTTAATAACTTCAGCAATCTGACGTACCATGTTAGATGGGTCTTGTCCCTGCATAACCATTTGAGGTATTGCTTGAGTCATAGCCGCTAATGAACCAACCAATGCGTCTCGCATCTTTTCAATTTCAATTTTCTCTTGTTCAAGAGTAACGTTGACGCCGAATGGTAGTTCTCTCATAGCCATATCCTTGGAGATAAGTCCCCCTCCAAGTGCCTGCAACATAAAGATAAGACCTTGTGCTGGGTTTAAACCAGCAAGCATACCGTATCTTACGTCTGCAGAATAATCCTTTTTGATGTCTTTGCTTGGCAAATACTTAACTTCATAAGGTGAGCCAGCATCTACGCCGCGAATTGTTTTTTCTTCATTAAAGAATGTTTCATCTACTTCAAAGCAAAGCGCAATTACATCACGTAATGCTGCTGAGAAAATAGCCTGAGCAGATTTAATTTGTGTATCAAATGCTCCAAGCAGTGCTTGTACACCCTGTCCAGTAACAACACTTGCATTCATGTTTCCAGTACGAGACTCTGGATAACGAGCACCTACGCGCAGTTCTTCGTTAAGCAATGATTGTTCAGTAAATGCACCTTGTGGAAGTGTAAGTTCAACACGGCGCACACCTGCTGGATTAGCCGTACGAATTACAGCATCTCCACCAAGTTGTAGTTCTTGAACATCTTGTGGCAAAACAATTGGTGCTTGTACTGACTTCTCTGCTGCTTCCATTGCAAGTAATGCAAATCTGTTGCGAAGCAACTGAATACCAAGTACATCATCAAACTGTCCGCGTAGTTCTCCATCAACAGAAGGACGCTTAGCAATAATTACGTTCATCTTCCCAACTGGATTAGCAGCATGGGATAGCAACATATTGTTGCGTGATGGAAGATAAAGAACTGTTTGGTCTTTATCATAATAACGAATCATCTCAATCATTCCATTGAGGTCTTGTTTCCAACCCAACTTGCCAAGTAATTCGTATTCATGTTCTGGGAACATGGCTACTAATTCACCTAGTGTCATTGAGTATCGTTTAGCAAAGGCAACGCAACGTCCGTAGCGGTCAAACTCTGGGTAAGCCCCAACAGGATTTTCTAGTCGGATACGTGGCAACTTTGACTCTTCATCCAATTCAATTATGAACGGGAGGAAACCATATGTGATGTACATGTCTGCGCCGTTGTACATCTGCACCTGTAAATCAGAATGCAAGAAGTAATTGTTAGCAATACGAGTACGGTTATCCGCAAAGATGCGTGCTCTGTCATTAGTCTTATTAACTGCTGAACAGTTTACCGCTGGAAGCGGTGCCATAACTTCTGCTAAATCACGTGCAACAATATCAATAAAGTTAGCAACTACGTTTTGGTCAATGCCATCTGGAAAAAAGTTAGGGTATACCTGACTAATCTTTCCCTGGCGCACCATCTGTACGTCACCGTTGCGCTGGTCACGACCATGCGCACGGTAGCGCAGAGTCTGGACTCTCGCGCCAATCTGGTCCATTGATAACATTATTGTCCTAACGGTTGATTAAAAAATTACTTATTAATGTACTTTGCTTTACCAGCAACAATGTCTTTTCTATTTTTTACTATTGCCGCTTGCTTAGATACAATGTTCTTAGCGCGACCTAAAGTCTTGCTTGTATCATTTACTTTATTAAGGTCTCTAGTTCTTTGTGATGCAGTTTTTGATGGTTTGTAATCCATTGCACCTGATTTAGGCTTGCCTTTTTCTTTATTAACTTTAAGTTGATACGCGGCACCAGTAGCAGCACGTTCTGCAGCGGCTAGTTTATCGTTCATAGATAAAGACTTTTGCATATTAGATGCAGTGCCTTTTTTTACTATT